AATTGTGAAAGACTAAAGGAAACACCGCCCTCTGAAATATTCGGAGCAACAACCAGCCATGCCATAACGTCCGCCTCTGCCATCCGGTAAGCCCGGGAATTTAAAACTGCTGCATCGGCTTCTGTAGTTAAGCTCAATCCCTGGCGAGCAGCGATCCGTGTAATGGTTCGCTGGCTCACCGGGTAATTGGTTATGCTCTTTAGTGCTTCGAGGATTGTCATCTTCTCAGATTATGCTCCTGCGTTCCAGGTTGTGGCGTTGGTATTCAAAAATACCAAGCTGGCCCTGTTGATCAATCCTACCTGAACGTATGCCTCTGCCATCGTAACTTCCAGCATCGGGTTTAATTCCGAGTAACGGGTTGTTTTGGCGAAGGCTCCCTGTGTTTGCAAGGCGTCGGTTGGCTCCACGATCGGTACTGGCTTGTAATAAGTGTATCCGAGCTGTGGTGTTGGTGAAAGGGTGACAACGTTCTCGTTCCAGGGTTTGATGGTTGACTGGCTCCCGTCTTTTGCTTCGATGGTGGCGTAACTGTCAATAACCAAAAACTGGGGATAACCCTTTGCTCTCATGTAAGCGTTTACATTGTCGGCTGATAAAACTTCGACCGATGCCAATCCTGAAACGTTAATCAAAACGGACGCTACCTTTTTCGCGGTGGCTGTTTGTGCGAGCAATTGCTCAAATTTGGCGCTCTCGATGATGGCAAACATTGGCTTTTTCAATCCAAGTTTGGCGATCGCTTTTTGCTGTTTTGCAACATCGGCGATTCCATCGGCTGCTACGTTACTCCAAACGGTGACGGCTCCTACAAAGTTGGCGGCAGGTACATTGAAGTTGATAACGTCGGCTGTTGCCAGCTCGCCTTCAATCGCTGCAGGAAAGGTTTGAGTGCCCGAGCTCCCGATGCGTAATGCGTCGATTTCGACTTTGTAATCGATTCCGTCGCTGCATGCCTGGATGTCATCGTATACCATGTCAACCAAGTACTGAGCGGTTGCTTTGTCCGCTTGGTTCGCTCCTGCGATCACCTGCAGGTCTTTGTATTCGTTGATTTCGATCTCGCCTTTCTCTTTTGAGATTGCGATTTTGCCAAGTTTGCCAGACCAGCTTCCAACTGTCTTTCTGGTTTTGAGCGGTGCTTTCGTGTTGAATGCTACCTTGTCGGCGGATACCGGGATCCCGTCGTTTCCTTCGATTCCCTTAAGGTCAAATTTCGGAGTGAATTTTAACGGGAATAATTTGGCCCATACTAATCCGTTGCCGGGTTTGTAAGAGTTGACTTCTGCTTGCATCCCGACCTGGTCGAGATCAAAAAGCGGTTTGTTCATTGCGCCCATGATTATACGGCTTTAATTGAGGTGAGTAATGCAAGCACCTCTGGTGAAGCGTTGACTGTCTCTTTGCGAACGATGGCCATGTTTACCAATTTGATGAGCCGGTCTCCAAGTCCTGCGATAACGGGTGCGCCTGTAAGGTAGGCTGGTGTGTAAAGGGTAACGGCGGATGATGCCGATGCTCCTGCTGCCTGGTACAAAACAGTACCGATTGCTACTGCTACGCCGAGCGTAACGGTCACAACGTCTTTCGTTGCGTTGGTGGAAACGAGGCCGGTGCTGGCGACTGCCTTTGCTCCTACGCCGATGAAGTCACCGGAAACAATGCCCGATCCTTTGGCAATCTCGATCTCGGTGTCACCCGATAAAACGGCCTTTACCAAGCGGTATGCCTTGATAGGTTTCAATGTGCCAGCGTTGACGCCGACTGCGGTCCCTGCTGGGATGTCAAAGGCTGTATTCGCTACGATGCCTCCGCCCGGTTTTTCTCCGATGATCTTCTCAAAAATCACGGGCTGCACCGCTGCAGCTGCTGTTTCTGTGAAATTGATATCCATTTTTTTAGGATTTATTTGTTTGTTGGTAACCCTACGATGGCCGGGGCTACCGTCTCGGCCTCTCTTGCTTTGATTCGGGCTTCGACCTCTGGTGATGGTTTGTCGGCAGGTGTTCCGCCTCCGCCACCCATCGGTCGTTTGAATGTTGAACCACCGAGTGCTGCTGCTGCTACGAATGCTTCCGTGTCCGCCTGTACTTCTGTGAGGAATGAATTGAAATCTTCATCATCTTTAAAAGTCATACGTCCGAGGCTCTTTTCGTACCTGGCTTTAAATGCGGCGTCTCCTTTTGCGATTGCTGCATCTAATTGCTTTTTTCGGCTGGTGGCTACCTTGTCGCCGTCCATCTGATTGAGTCGAGCCTCGAGCTTTTCGTATTTCTCCCGGGCTGCTTTCTCTTTCGCTGTTTCGATTTCTGGTTCGCCGTCTGGCTTCTTGGCTGGATCCGACTTGTCGTCTCCTGCTTCGATTGGTTTGCCGTCTTTCAGGTTGTGCTTTTTCTCGTAGTTTGCTTTGGCTGTTAACGAGACGCTGGTTGCCTGAAAGTCGAGGACTGTTTGAAATGTCACCCCCTCGGTTGCGGTTGTGGCCTCTTCTTCAGTCGTTGCGGTCTTGGCGAGCTTGTCTGCAATCCCGGTAATAATTGAGTTACTTATGCCTGGGAATTTGGCCTTCAGTCCCTCGATGATTAGTGTTTTCATACCCTTTTTTTTGCTTGTTTAAAAGTTTATCTGTTGCAAAGATAGGGAGTTGTAAAAGTGATTTTATTACAAACACTAAATATTTTTGATTTATTTTTATCTGTCTGGTTTGTAGTGTCTTATTTGGATTGATGCTAAACAACAAAAATACTTAACATATGTAAAAAGTTTGATGTTTTTTACTTGCGTGGTGTACGTTAAAACGTATCTTTGTTAAGTCGTCAGGGAAGTAACCCGGGTGATCTTAAAAGCTCAAAAAATGGAAAATACCTACATTACCCCAACAAAAGAAAGACCAGTATTTGTGGCTTACTGTAATGCCTTTGGATGTATCGACAAAAGGATGTATAAATCATGGAACGTTAAAAACGATAAAACCAATAGTGTAGGCGATACCTTTGCTTTATCTTTTGCGGATGCTGTAAATTCACTTCATGAGTGGATTAAAGATCACGCCCAATTTGTTATCGAAAATCCAAAATGCAAATTCATTATTCAGTCTATAAACGGCACAATAACCAAATATGACGACGTTGTATATGCTGACGTTTACGAAATCAGCGCAGCCAAAGCAAAAAAATATATTATTTAATTATAAACCGGCCCTGGGTTTTGCCTGGGGCCACAAAAACTTTCAAAATGATTCAATTTTCAGATATTAAAAAAGGTGTGATTCTTGCGAATACTTACGACAAAGGCAAGACTGTTACTTTTTTCAGGATGGGTAAACGTACCCAGACTGGGTTTGAAATGTTTGATTTCGAGTATTCTGAAAACAACGTTATTGCCTTAAACGCGACCGTTAATGGTGGCTTTTATCATTCGAATTGGTTTACTATCGAAAACAAACCGGAATTATTTACAACTTTTAAAAACTAAAATCGTGAAAAACTTACTTAGTAATATTGATTCTCTTTCTGGATCCGGTCTTAATGAAGGCTTGGTGATCCTTGCTTTTGTGGTCCTTGCTTTTGTTGCATCGGTGGCCTTCTCTTATTTAACCAATGAATCTAAAATCTAAAATTATGGAAACTTTGAATCTTGTTAAAATTCCCGGCCTTTATGCTGCTGCGTATCGTGCCTATTCTGGGACGTCTTTTTCTCCTGAACGTCGGGCTACTGATTCGGTGGCTGGTCATGAATCTGAGCTGAACGAGGACCTGGCTGGAATGCCCGAAGGCGATCGGATCCGGTACACTGAAAATTATAAAAAATACTTGTTTGCCTGGCTGTCTGCAAAGAGTCGCTGTTTGTCCTCGATGATTACCGGACCGGCTAATTTCCCGGTGCGAAGGAATGAAAAGGCGAATAATTCAGAACACAACCGGTCGGTGGAATTTACCGAGTGGCGGTCTAAGGCTCTTTACTCAATTGCAAAACGTATAGAGGAATCGAAACCGGAGGCGCAAAAGGTCGACGAGCAATTCACTCAATTTAAGAAACAGGTTGATCGGTTGTTTGAAGGGTGGGGAGTTACAAACTTTAAGGGTAGGCTTGAGACGGTTGCAAAAAGTGGAAATGCTGAACTTGTTGAAAAGGTTTTAGAATATCTAAAATTCATGCAGATTGAAAAAAACAGGGTTCTCGTAACTCCAAGAAACGGGATCTGGTCCCTGGGCATGGAAGCTGAAAAGAACCGCGAGCTGGCTGTCGATCAATCCTGTGCTGAAAGTACCGAGCAG